GTACTCACTGTATACCACAATACGGTAATACGGAGACAGGACAATAATAATCTCCAGAAAATCACAAAAATACGTACAACTACGTAGGGGTCGCCGCTTCGGATAGCTCTCCCACCACCTCCCTCCCTCCCTCCCTCCCTCCCTTCATTGCCTCTGTCTGCTCTGTCTGCTCTGTAACGTCCGTAGTTATCAAGAAAACCCCCTCCAAATGCCGATGACCTCTCACGACCAGCGGCCAGGGAGGGGACAAGACGATGGAACGGCTGGTGAGGTGAGCAATGCCACGCAAACGCACGACACCGAAACGAGACAAGCCCGGACGACCACCGAGGGTATTCACCGAGGCGCAGAAGCGGAAAATCGACAAGATGGCCTTGGCTCAGTGCAAGGACACGACGATTGCACGAGTGTTGGACATTCCACTTGAGACGTTCCGGGAGCGTTTCCGGGAGAGGACTGAGAAAAAGAGAGCGGAGGGCAAGTCCAAGGTGCTGCAGGCGCAGTACAGAGCCGCCTCCAGTCCGAAGGGCAGCACGGTTGACCGGATCTGGTGGGGCAAGCAGCATCTCGACCAGTCGGACAAGCAGGAGATGACGGCCGACATGAAAGTGGCGATGAACGTCCAGGTGGTGAGCTACGCCGACGCCAAAGCTGAGGGATTCGACGAGAGGGGCAAGCCCGTTGAGTCCTGAAGGGTGTGTACGTGTCCCGCACAACTACGAGCCGCGGAACTACCAAATCCCATTCTGGCGGGCGATGGACCGAGGAATCAAGCGGGCTCTGCTCGTTTGGCACCGTAGAGCGGGCAAGGACAAGACCCAGGTCAACTTCATGATTTCCCGTATGTGTAAGCGGCAGGGGGCGTATTATTACTACTTCCCCACCGGCGCCCAGGGCCGCAAGATCCTCTGGGACGGGGCCGACAAAATGGGCATTCGCTTCCTCGATCACTTCCCCCCTGGCTCGATCATCTCGAAGAACGACACGGAGATGAAGATCCGGACCGTCTGGGGTTCCATCTTCCAGATCGTCGGGACGGATCGCTTGGAGGTCGTCGGTCCCAACCCGGTCGGATGCGTCTTCTCGGAGTTCTCCCTCCAGTCGCCTCGGGGCTGGAACTACGTCCGTCCGATCCTGGCCGAGAACGACGGGTGGGCGGTCTTCAACGGGACGCCGCGCGGACACAACCACCACTACAAGCTGTACCAGATGGCCGAGAACAATCCGCTGTGGTTCTGTCAGATGCTCGGGGCCGACGTGACCAAGGCGATCACGGCCCAGGCGATCCAGAACGAGCGGGACGCCGGGATGAGCGAGGAGCTGATCCAGCAGGAGTTCTACTGCTCGTGGGACTACGGCCTGGCGGGAGCCTACTACGGGCGTCTGATGGCCCAGTGCCGCTCTCAAGGCCGGATCATGGACGACCTGGTTCACGACCCGAACCACCTGGTCCACACGGCTTGGGATATCGGCTACCGCGATCCCACGGCGATCTGGTGGTTCCAGATCGTTGGCCCGTGGATCCACATCCTCGACTACTACGAGAACAGCGGTGAGGGCCTGGAGCATTACGCTCGTCTCTTGAGCGAACGCCGGGAGGAGCACGGCTACGAGTACGGCGAGCACTTCGCACCGGCCGACATCAAGAAGCATGAGTTCGGATCGGGCTTGGAGGTCAGAGAGTCGGCGGCGGCGCTGGGCCTGCACTTCTTCGACCTGCCTTTGGAGAAGCGGGTTCAGAACGGGATCGAGCGCGTCCGTCGGTTGCTGCCGACGTGCCGATTCCATTCGCGCTGCGAGTTCGGCGTAGAATGTCTGGAACACTACCAGAAGAGTCTGAACGAGCGCATGAGTACCGAGTACAAGCCGGTCTATTCGAACACGCCACAGCACGACTGGACGAGCCACGGAGCAGACGCCTTTCGATACCTCTCGATGGGCATTCCGTACACCGAAGCACCGAGTGACTACTACCAGAGTTATCAAGTTGGGCCGGCCGAACGGCCGAGAAGTGAGATGGCCGGGTAAAACCGGGCAGGACAACTGAATATCGGGTTCGCTGAGCCGGGGGCACCTGGCGAGGCGACGAAAGGCAATTAAAGGGCTGACACGGAGCCGTGATCCTCCGTCGTCAGCCCTTTTTTTGCGCCCACTCGGAATCCAGAACCAGTGAAGACGAAGCTATCACGGACAAAACGGGAAGACCTGATCGCCCAGCTCATCAAGTGGCACACGGAGGCCGAGGACGGCAACAACTCCGCGTTCCAGCGTATGAGCCAGTGCGAGAAGATGAAGGTCGGGCGCCAGTGGGACACCGACGATCTCGACTGGAACAAGGCCCACCGCAAGCACTCGGTCACGATCAACCGCATCCTGCCGGCCGTGCTGCACCTCGATGGCCATGAGATCCAGAACCCGCGTGACGTGTCGGTCAAATGCACCAAGACCTCGACCGCGACCCGGGCTCGCATCCTCTCTGCCCTCATCAAGAACGTGCTGGACGAGTCCAAGGCCCAGAGGGTCAAGTCTTCCTGCTTTGACGACGGCCTGACGACGGGACGGGGGTATCTGATGGCCAAGCGGAGCTACGAGAGAGACCCCAAGGGCGACTGGCAATTGCAGACAGCCGATCCCTTCCGCATCCTGCCCGATCCACGACGGAGCGAGTACGACCCGAACCATCGGCTGGGCGGTTGCCGGTTCGTGATCGAGGAGGACTGGTGCCCGAAGGAATGGCTGGAGAAGCTGTACCCGACGATGAAGGAGGAGCTGGGCAACGCCTCGTACTCGGGTGACGCCGAGTCGGCGGGGCTGTTCCGACGGTTCCAGGGGCTCATCAACCATATGTTCGGCCAAGACCGGCCGTGGGAAGTGTCGGACAGCTACCGGCAAGAGACCTGGGGCGACGCGAGAGTACAGAGCCATCGGTATCAGGACGCCTACCGGCGTTCCACCTACTGGTGGAGGACGTGGGAGACCGGCTGCTACGTCCAGCGGCTGGATCAACCGGACTGGTACGTCACGCTGCATCGCAAGGGCGACATCGAGTACGCCAAGGACAAGCTCAAAGAGACCAAGAAGCGAAACATCCGCATCATCGAATCGACCAACGACAACGATCCGGTGGTGGTCCCGGTGCTGCATTGGGCCCAGATGGTCGGCAACGTGCTCCTCGACTACCAGGAAGACCCGTTCAACGGCCTGATGATGTTCCCGGTGTTCCCGTTCAATCCCTACTTCTGCCACGGCTACGAGTACGGCATCGTCGAGAACCTGATTGGGCCTCAGAAGGTGGTCAACTCCTCCTGGTCCCGAATGCTCGACCTCATCAAGCACCTCGCGAATAGCGGGTGGAAGGTCCGCAAGGCTTCGGACGTGATGCGGAGATGGCTGGAGGCCCACGGATCTGAGGACGGAATCATCCTGGATGAGAGCCAGTTCGGCGGCCAAATCGAGAAGCTCCAGGGCAACGTCCCGAACACCGGCTTCGCCGAGATCAGCGCCGCGTCCAGCCAGCACATCAACGAGATCGCCAACGTCCGCATCGAAGACCCGAACTGGGACGACAAGAACATGAGCGGTCGGGCCATCGCCTTGAAGCAGCAGGGGACGATGACGGGCTCGGCCATGCTGTTCACGAACTACGACCACACCAACGAGATCATGGGCCAGTTCTTTGTCGAGGCGTTCATCCGGGCCGGTGACACCGACCAGGCCGAGATCGAGAGCATCATCGATGAGGAGGAACTGATTGACGACCAACTGCTCGGCAAGGCTCGGGCGATGATTATCGACAAGGCGTTCGGCGGTCCCATCGAGCCGCCTGAGCCGCCCGATCCGGTCATGGTACAGCGCCTGGACCCCCAGTCTCAGATGCGATGGTGGCAGGCGTACAAGCAGGAGGAGAACCTTTACACGCAGATCATGGGCGAGATCGATTCACTGGCGGTCCCGATGGCGAAGGCGGCGCTGCTGGACGAGTTCGACAACCTGCCCAAGGGCCGCTACGGCGTCAAGGTCGGCCTCTCTGAGGCGGCGATGACCCACCGGGCTCAGAACTTCCTGGAGACGATCGAACTCCACAAGACGCTCCTGGAGAGCCAGTACCCCGGCGTGCCGCGTGACGTGCTGGTCAAGGCGTCCGACGCGCCGAACAAAGACGAGATCCTCGAAGCGCAACCCACACCCACAGGTTAGGAGATCACCCCATGAAGGCATCTACCGCTATCGCTGCCCTGGCCCTACTGGTCAGCGCGTTCGGTCTGTCCATCAGTCTCGGCGTCATCAGCATTGCTGGCGTCGGCCCCGCGGAGCAGCAGTTCGACAGCAACGATCCCATCTACACGCCCTTAGCGGCGCCCAACGAGACATGGACGGGCAAGTTCGGCGACAGCGAACGGACCCGCATCTTCTTCAACCTGGGCCTGGCACTCGCCAACGACCGGGCTCTCAACGCGAGCTTCCAGGAGATCACCAAGCGCATCGAGAAGCTGGAGGCCTCCACGCACACCTGGGACGGAGACACCAATGGCAAAGACGACATCGAAACCGACGAAGACGGAGACCCCCTCTGGCAAGGGAGCGACGGGACAGACCCCAACCAAGGCTAAGCAGCCGAGCCTGCGCGAGCGAGCGGCGGCCCTGATGGCCAAGGCCCGGGGCGGCCCGACGATGGACCCGAAGGTTCTCAAGGAGAAGGCCGAGGAGCGCCTGGCCCTGGTCGTCGCGCGTCTGGAGGCGGCCGATAAGGGCGTCAGTCAACACACGCCGGCGATGGTCCGGCACTGGCGCAACGTCGAGTTGCCGGCCCTGCTCAATGGGACATGGTCCCCGGCGCTGAAGCGGACGGGCGACAAGAAGACCGAAGCGACGTTTGGCCTGCTGGCCCGCAGCACCGGTGTCCCCAGTGGGGAGGCCGAGAAGGCCGAGGCCCACGTCGATGACATGATCGCAGGAGACCCCCTGTAATCCCAACTGTTACGCAGGCTCCCCGGGACGCTGGGGAGGCCAGCGGTTTACGTGACGCCGCTACGGGAAAGCGGCGACGGTACGACGGCGTTATCCGTCGGTGAACGGCTGCGAGACTCCCGGCCGGGAAAAGCAAAGGAGCTTCAACGATATGGCGGATTTCGACAACAACTTGGACGCACTGCTTACCACTGACGAAGAGATGCCCGTTGTAGACGAGGCCCCTGCCAACGCTGACGAGCCCACCACCAACGACGTCGACCCCGACGAGACGGCCGAGGAACGTACCCCGACCGACGAGACGGGATCGGACGAAGCACCGTTGGAACAGGGTTCCGAGGCCGGGAGCCAGCCGGACAACAGCGAAGAAACGAGCCAACAGGCGACCGATGGAGTTCCCCCTTCGGTTGTTGCGGATCTGCGCCGCGAACGGCGGGAACTGCGACAACAGAACTTGGAGCTGATGCAGCGCCTGGAGCGCGTCGAGCAGAACCAGCAGGCCGCACCCGAGCAGCAGGACGAGGACGGATATGACGACGATGAGCCGTTGACCCGTGCCGACCTGCGCCGGATCGAGCGCGAGCGAATCGAGAAGGCCAACCAGCAGACCCAGCAGCAGACGGCCGCGAAGGTGCGGAACGCCTTGCTCCTGGCCGAGCCTGCCCAAGAGCGGCTTCTCCAGATCGCCGAGCGCTACCTGCTCCCTGCCGACCGACAGGCCATCACCCAATCGGACAACATCCTCGATACGGCAACGACCCTGGCGCGAGCCCGGCTCAACGCCTATGGGTCCGAGAGCGAGGTCGCCTGGCTCGAGCGCAATTTCCCGGCACAAGAGGCCACGCCACGACAGCCATCTCCCAATCAGCGGCACGCAGATCGTCCGTCCAAGCGCAAAGCACAGGCCCCCTCCGAGGAGGCCGCTAACGCTCCGGCACGAGACGACCTGCCCGGCAACGCGAGGTCCGTAGTGGATCATATGTTCGCTTGACGCAGGTCGGTCCTCCATCGGGGCGATGGAAGGATTGACAAATGGCTAACACCAGTATTCTCCACGCCAACCAACTCACGCAGAAGGCTTGGTCGAAGACGTTCTTCGAGTACATGCTCGCCAACATGAAGCTGAGCGAGCTGATGGGGCCTCCCGGCTCCGGTATGCCTATCCAGATCGACAAGAGCCTCGTCGGCCGCCCGGGCGATCAGGTGATCTTCGAGCTGGACCTGCCTCTCTCGGGCGCCGGTCAAGGCGACGACGGGACGCTGGAGGGCAACGAAGAGAGCATGAGCTTCTACAACATGCCCATCGTGGTCCACGAGCGTTCCAACGCGGTCCGCAGCAACGGCATCATGACCGACAAGCGGTCGGCGGTGAACATCCTGAAGAAGGGCTTCTACGGTCTGACCAGATGGGCGGCCGAGCAGTTCGAGAACGACCTGATCTACGCCCTCTGCGGGATCGGCAACCAGAACACCTACGTGGGCGAAGGGACCAGCAGCATCGAGACGGTCAACGAGGTCGCCCCCTCGACCAACCGCATCCTGTACGGCGGCGAGACGGTCGCGGGCGTCTACAGTTCCGAATCGACCGACTCGGCCCTCGGTGACGGCGGGGCCTCGGACTACGCCAACTACCTGTTCGGCACCCACTGCATCACGCAGATGCGACAGGCGGCCGTCCTGGCGACTCCGAAGGTCATGCCGGTCAATATCAACGGGGCGTACTACTACGTCCTGCTGATCCACCCCTTGCAGCGCAAGGCCCTGCGGGCGCAGACCGGCGAGACCGGCTGGGCGTCCATCGTTCAGGCGGCCCACGTGCGCGGCCTGGGTAACTGGATGTTCCGCAAAGAGGGCTCGGGCAAGGAACGGATGTTCAACGGCGTCGTCGGCGTCCTGGACGATGTCATCATCTACGAGTCCGAACGCCTGCCCACGCGCGTCGCCGGTGAGGTCTTCACCAGTGGCGATACCATCGACAGCAACATCGTCTCCGGTACGGCCCGCGTCGCTCGTGCGGCCCTGGTCGGTCAGAGCGCTGTGGCGGTCTGTTGGGGCAAGGACTGGGCGCGGCACACCGAGAACTTCGACTACAACCGCAAGCCGGGCGTTGCTACCGACGCGATCTACGGCGTGCGCAAGGTCCAGTTCAGAGATCCAGGCCTCGCCCAGGCGGCCAACGATGCCCAGGAAGACTACGGCGTCATTCTGCACGATACCTGTGTCGCCGACTGATGAGTGAGTTTCCGAGAATGTGACTGTCCCCTGGCCTGGGTCTCGAAGCGGGGCTTGGGCCGGGGACAGACTACTGACAAGAGCAAACGAGAGAAAGGAGTACCAAACCATGCGACGATTGATTCTGCTTGCATGTCTCGCGTGCCTCTGTCTCGGGACTCCTTCGGCCCTGGCACAGCGGTATAACCAATTCCAAATCCAATTCGTAGACGAGTTCGGCGATCCGGTCAATATGGGGACGTCCGTCAGTCTGTACATCTATCAGGCGGGCACCACCACGGAGCTGACCAGCTACTACGACCGGGCCGGGAAACTGGCGGTCACGCAGCCGGTGACGGACGACTCGACCAACACACCCTTGCAGTACACGACCGGTCTGCTGACCTTCTGGGCCGCAGCCGGTTCGTACAAGATCACCGCGACCGATGGGACGTACACGCGGAGCGTGGACAACCTGACCAGCGCCACCGCCCGGTTCGCCTGGCCGAGCTACCTGACGGCAATGGCGGGCTCGTCCTACGGCCAGAGTAACGATATCGACTTCACCCATGCCGGGTGGATCATCGATGGCGACACGGCGGGACGGCTGGATATGATTCCTGATTCCGACGCGGGCATTATCGGGATCGGGGACGCGACGCATAACGCCGATGTCATCTTCTACGCCGCCGCCGACAAGCTGATGACCTTCAACGAGGGGGACGCCGAGCTACTGTTCACCGACCTGGACATCCAGCTTGACGACGACTCGAACCTCATCATCGGGACGGGCAACGACTTCGTGATCGATTCGTACACGGCCAAGACGCTGGACATCACGCCGGCGGCGACGGACGAGACGGCCATCGTGCAGATCGGGGCCGATACGACCGGGGTTGACCTAAAGCTGTTCGCCGCGACCACGGCCGATTATGCCCTCTGGGACGCCTCCGACGAGGCGCTGGAGGTGGTGGGCGGTCAGGTCCATCTGGACGATGATTCGTCTCTCCAGCTTGGCTCTACGGCCGGAGACGTGACCCTCACGTTCAACGGGACCGACTTCCTGATCGACGCTTCGACGGCCGACGAGGCGATGAAGATCGGCGATACCACGACCGGGTTCGATATCACGTATTACTTCGAGACGGCCGGGACGATCGACACCGACTACGACGGCGACAACATGACCTTCAGCGATGGCATGTCCCTGGTCTTCGGGACGGACTCGGACGCCTCGATTATGTACGACGAGACGACCGACGACAATCTGGAGATCGCCGTAGCGTCCAGTGGCATGTCGATCACCACCAACGATTTCATCACCACGACCGACAACGGGGTAGCCAACCAGTTCAAGGTGGATGCGACCGGGACCGTGGCGGGTAACGCGATTGTCTTCGAGACGACCGACGGCGGGGTCCAGATCAACGCCGATGGGGCTTCGAACGGTGACATCGCCATCGATGCCGCCGACGACATGACCCTGACCGCAGCGGGCGATTTGACGCTGGCGGTGACGGGGACGCTCAAGGGCGGCGGCGCGACCCTCGACAACATCAAGGCGACGACCGAAGTCGTGGCAGGGACGTCCGACACCCTGACGGCCGCACAGAGCGGTCAGATGATTATCTACACGCAGACGGGCGGGGCCTGCACGGTGACGCTACCGGAGGCTACGGCCTCTGAGGTGGGCGTCTACTACTGGCTGGTCGATGGCAATGCGGGCGCCGGCAATGACCTGAAGGTGGACCCGGAAGGGACCGGGACCATCAACGGGGATACGGCGGGCCATTACATCGAGAACCAGACGGACGCCGACGGCTGCGCCGTGATGATCGTCTGTACGGCAGCAGATACATGGTACGCCGTGTATACCCCCTCGGCGTGGGTCGAGGAATAAGAGCCAGTGATCTCCTAACTCTGGAAGGGATGGCGTGGGGCGGCGTGCGTAGCGCCGCCCCCCATCCACTACGCAACTTGGGAACAAGACGATGAAACGCTTTACACTCATCACGGTAACACTGGCGATCCTCCTGGGTCTGCTCCTGGTTCCAACCACGGCCCAGATGCAGAGACGGCTCCACCCTCAACCTGGCGTTGTGAACGGCTCGGCCTGTCCCCTGGAAATCTCTCCCCAACTGGCCTCCGTCCCCACGGCCTCGTCCCTGGCGATTCAGGATAATAGCACTAGCGGCGATGTAGTTGTTATCCAAAGCACTCCAGCCGCTAATGGGGCGACTCGGTTGCTCTATGTGAACGCCGATGGCAGCAACTGGGACGGTGGGACATATGCCGTTCAGATAAACACCGACGATTCGTCTGTCATTCCGTTTGCAGTGCAGTACCAAGAATCAGAAGTAGCGATTATCTATCGAACTGGTGCCGCTCTATTCAGCGGAGATGTCACGTTAGCCGGCGGAGGCTCTTTGCTGAGTACCGGAAGTGGCGATATCACTATCCAGCCGGGCACAACAGGCGACCTCATCATGCTGGGCGTTCCGAACGTCGTGGGCGATGCAGGGAGTACAAGCCACGGTCTTGCTGCTAATGATGACCTGTTCATTAGTGGTAAGCTGGAAGTTGACGGGCTCACATACTTTGACTCTGGCGTTGAGTTAATAAGTTATGCGACTTGTGATAACTTGTTAATCTCAACGGACGGAACGGCTCTCGGTAATACGTGTGGTCGCTTACTGCCAGCCACAGGCCACTCCGGAGCTTTACAATTAACTCTGTCAAACGGTGTAAATACCCTGATTTTTGCTGAGGATGGTGATCGTATCAAGGATTTTGACCACACTAACCAAACCAATCCGACTATGTATATTCATTCTGCTATAGACCCTGATACCGACAACACCCAATGGCTGAGTTTGGCACATGACCAGACGAATGGTGTTCTTGCAACTGGCACAGGCAATGTCCGTTTTGACGCTATGGTTGACTTGGCTGCAGGTCATGTCCTCGATGTGAATAATGTGACAGCCGACCTTGTAACCTTTGACGATCATGGCATTCACATCATTGATTCAAGTGGAGCAGCGGTCACTGGTACTCTTGCAGCAGGCACGTCAACGGGACAGGTTGTTAAGTTCTCGTGTAAGACGGCAGGCAACAACATCGATATCACGGTAGCGAACCACGTCACATCGGACCCGGAAGTCATCAGGCTCGACACAGCACTGGAGTGGGTGACGCTCTGCTGGGACGGCACCGACTGGGTGGAGATCGACGGCAACGGACAGACTTACCCGTAAGGAGACTCTGAACCATGAAACGCATCACACTAGTACTACTCATCACGCTCGGGCTCGTCGTTGCAGGCAGCGCCTCTGGCCTCTGGCCGGTAGCCATCCAGCAGTCAGTCTCCATCTCGGCCCCAGCGGTTGACCTGGATCTCAGTGACAGCGAACTGGCGACGGCTGACCTAGCGGCCCTGACGGCGGGCCTGACCAGCGTCGAGAAGGTCGAATGGGCCTACAAGTACACGCACCGGGCCGCGAACAGGCAAGGCCAGTTGATCCGGCTCTATCAGGCCGGGACGGTGGGTCATATGGGCTATGAGATCACGATCCCCTCCGCGACGGTGACACAGATCAAGGCCGAGGTGAACGCCCTGGCCGACAAGATGGTCACGGCTCAGGGCTACGTGGCGAACCTGACGGACTGAGAAAGGAAGGTAGAACGGATATGTATCGAAAACGGAATCTCACCGCGTTGGGCGTGGCTCTGGCGCTCCTACTGGCCGTCATGTGCAGCGCGTACGTCACGGTCGGCACGACGCAGAAGGGCTTTCTCGTCCTGCGGGCCGAGGCCGACGAGGACACGGCGCTGGACCTGACCACCAAGGGCGATTGGGCCAACAAACCGGCAGCGGCCATCGAACTGAAAGCCAACCTGAACTACGAGCGCGATGTCCAGAACATCGCCATCGCGGTCTGTGGCGGTGACGCGGCCAACGACACGTTCTCCTGGCGCTGGCTGGCCTGGAGCGCTGGACGGGGACCGGCCCGCATCCTGGGCAACGGGACGGGCATTCTCGGCACCCAGGCGGTCACGAAGTACCCCCATGACGCCAACACGGCGACGAACAAGTTTTGGGCCGATACCCTGACGGTGACGAACGACTACACTACCACGGGGATCTACACGACCACGGCCGGGGGAAACTCCGTTGCCGAACTGGCGACGGACATGCAGGGATACAACTGGACGATGGTCGAGATAACCAGCGCCGACGGCTCGACGGGCATCGAGGCCGGTGACGTCACGGTCTACTATCGGGAGTTTTAGAGCGATGGCAGCGGCAAGTAAAGCGGACATCCTGACCTTTGCCTCGGCCGCCTGGAACACGACGTTCAGCGGCACCACGCTCGACGAGGCGATCAAGGCGTGCCTGGGCGATCTGAACACGTCCGAGCTGTTGACCGACTGGGACACGTCACAGACGCTTGTCAGTGGCGGGACAAGCCTGGCCTACCCGACGAACTACAAGTCCGTCATCTCGATCCAGTTGGCCTCTTCGACCGGGTACAAGTACGATCCTCTGATCGAGCTACCGGGCGGGATGCGGGCGCTGAAGCAACTGATCTACGGGACGTCGCCGACGGGTATCCCCACCCACTTTGTCGAGGACATCGACCAACAGAAGTTCCTGCTGTACCTGCCCGCCAACGGGGCCTACACGACCGAGATCAACTTCTGGGCCGAGCATCCTCTGGACGCCGACAGCATCATCTACCCGTCGAAGTTCCAGCACCTGCTGAACGTGGGCGCCACGTACTGGCTGGCGGTCCTGCGCCGCAACAAGGAGTACATCAACCACTGGGGCCAGGTCTACGGCTCGACCCGGCAGCGCATGGAGAGCCAGGTCGCACCGACAGCCCGAGGAGCCTACACATGAAGATCATCGGATTGATCCCGATCAAGAACGGGAACGAGAATGAGTTCATCATCCGGGCGACGGAAGACGAACTGGACACGATCAGCGGCGTCAAGGGCAAGACGCACATCGGCGGCCGCTACACCGTCGGCGCAGAGATCACAGCCGACGAGACCTACGACCGGCTCAACTGGATCAACAAGCACCTGAACAAGCTACCGCAGACCGTAGCACAACTGAGGACGCTGGCCGACAACCTAGAAAAGGCCGTTCCCGAGCAGGAAGGAGAGTGACGCCATGAAGAACAAAGCGACCCTGTTGGCCCTTCTGGCCCTCTGCTTTTCGATCTTCTCGATGGCAGCGGGCTTCACCTATACCTACCGGACGGACACGCCGGGCGCGTCAGACGATCCACGCGAAGGCGACGACCGGATGCGGGAGATCAAGGCGGCGATCCAAGAGCGGATCACCGTCGATCACTACTGGTCGGCCTCGGCGGCCAGCACCTACGACGCGGCCGATTGCGGCAAGCATCGATGGGTCACATTCCAGGGACCGAACACCGTCTCAAGCGTCCCGGAGAACGAGGGGGTTCTGTTCACCAAGGACGTATCGAGCAAGGCCGAACTGCACTTCACCGACGAAGACGAGAACGAAATCCAACTGACCAGTGTTGGCAAGGTGAACCTGACCTCGGCGGCACTGCTCGGCGTCCTGGCGAACGATACCTACCTGACGGCGGTTGACAACGCCGGGACGGGAACGGTTGACCTCATCAAAGCGACGACGGGCGACGTCCTCCAGATCCCCGACGCCTCGGTCCTGGCGACCAGCGGAGCGCCGACCACCGACGCGATGATCGCCAACAAGAAGTACGTCGATGACCAGGTCGCGGCGGCCTCGACCCTGACGGCCGACGGCTCTACGGTCCTCAATGCCACGATGACCGCCGCGAACACTTGGGAAGACCTCGACCTCTCGTCCTACGTGGGCAGCAATTCGGCCTTTGTGTTCCTGGAAGTCCAGGCCAGCGGGGCCGGGTACTTCGTCGTCAAGCCCAAGGGGTACGGTAGCGCGACGACTACGTACCACGGGACCGACGGCAACACCAACGGCACGGCCGCCTGCCGAGTGGACGCCAACAAGGTGCGCTACCTGTCCTGCATCACCGACAGCAGCGGCGTTGTCCAGGTCGCTGCCAACGTTAACAGCATTACCATCACGATGAAGCTCGTGGGGTACGTCAAGTAACCATGCCCGGATTCGCTCTGACATCTCCGAAGTACGGGGTCGGTGAGCATACGAACAAGATGCTCCTGACCCAGGCGTTCATCTCGCGCGACTCCCGGAACGTCCGCGAACGGTACGGGGAGTACCGCGCGTGCCGGGGACGCCTGCCGTCCCTGTATGACAGCGACAGCGTGCAGATCGCGCCGCCGAAGTACGTCTACGCGGTGACGGCGGTCGATACCGGGTCCAAGACGTTCACCATCAGCGGCGACCACGCCACCACGATCAACGCCAATGCCGACAGCTCTCAGATCAGAATCAACGGCTCGACCGGCAACGACGCGCTCTATACGCTCGTCTCGGCAACCAAGAACGGGGCCAACACCGACATCGTCGTCTCGGAGACCGTTTCCGACGCCACGGCCGACGGGAACGTGTTCGTGGGGATCACTCCGGTCCTGAAGTACCATCGCTACGTCAACGAGGCCAACGCGACCGAGTACCTGCTCCTGGCGACGGCCTACCACATCCTGCTCTGGAACAACACGGCGGCGACGATGACCGTCAAGTTCACCGTGACCACCCCGGCCAACGTGACGCGCTGGTCGATAGTGACGCATCAGGATTGCGTCTATGCGACCAACGGCGACGACCTCGTCCAGAAGTGGGACTCGCACACCAGCGTGAGCAACAGCTTCGCCGACCTGGGCAGCGCGTCGGGCGTCCTGGTCTCGACGGGCGTCTACCTGACCAAGGCCAAGCATGTTGGCAGTACCGAAGGCTACCTCTGGCTCGGCTACACCACCGAAGACGGCACCGTCCACGCGCGGCGCGTCCGGTACAGTGACGCCAACGCCGACACGTTCGACACCGACGGGGCCGGTGACGCCGGGTACAAGGATATCGATGACGCCTGCGGGTTCGTGATGGGCTTCGCGGACATCGATGACTACTTCATCATCGCGGCCGAGAAACGCATGGTGCGGGCCTGGCTGACCACGACCGACACGCCCTGGTACTTCGCCATCGAGAAGATTCGAGCCGGGTGCGTCGCCAGCGATACGCTCGTGACCGACCGGGAGGGCAACCTGCTCTGGCTGGCGAACGACTTGACGATCCGGGCCTTGAATGGGGCAACGCCGATCACCAGTCCGCACGCGGCCAAGACGCTCAAGAGCCTGAACCAGGACGCCGTCGATCTGAGCCAGGCCGTCTACTACGAGGAACTGGACCGCCTGCTCTTTGCCGTCCCCTCGGCCGACTCCGAGACGAACGACACGGTCCTGGAGATCGACCCGTACACGCAAGCCGTCGTCATCCATGAGATACCCGTCTCGGCGTTCGGGATCTACTCGCGCCAGACGGTCTACACCTGGGACACGCTGCCCTATGACACCTACGACGAGTGGGGGGCCGCCTGGCTGGTCTGGGACGCCGCGGCCAACAGCCTGGGATTCAACCTCGTCCTGGCCAGCAACTACAGCGGCTACACCTACGAGTTCGACCAGGCCAGCAACGACGCGGGCAGTTCCATGACGCGGACGCTGATCTTCGACGTCGGACTCGTCGAGCCGAGCAAGCACCTGGCGATGTTCAAACGCATCAGCCAGGGGATCGATCTGGTCTTCAACCGGGAGACGGACGTCTCTATCGACGTCTACGTCCGGCGCGATGGTGAGCAGGCCTGGACCGATCTGGGCTCGGCAACACTGGTTGGCGACGACGCCAGCGCCGACTACGTCCAGGTCCATCTGGATTGCGACGCGCGGGCCAAGCACTTCGAATTCAAGATCGAATCGACTGGCTACTTCGAGTTCATCGGGGCCTATATCGTTGATTTCGAGTTGGACGGGTTACGCTGATGAGTGAACTGCCCAAGAGCTTTCGCATCCCGCGCACCGAACTGGAGGCCGCCAAGGACATGGCGAGCCTCAAGCGCGTTCTGCGTCTGTTCTTCGAGGAGTTCCAGCGGTTCTACGACATCGTGCGGACGGCGGGGGAGAGAACGACCAAGGCGGGAATCACGGCGTCAACGACCCAGAGCCAGGGCCAGCAAGTTCTGAGCGCCAACGTCAACGAGATAGCGACCTGCGCCAACGCCAACGACGTCGTGACGATGCGCAAGGCGCAGGCGGGGGCCTGGCAAACGATTATCAACAACGGGGCCGAAACGCTCCAGATATTCCCGAACGTCGATGACGACCTGGGCAGTGGGGCCAATACCTCGGTCACACTGGCCGCCGGGTCGGCCGTGACGTACCGGGCCTACGACGGCACGAATTGGGTGTCTGTGTAGAAGGTGGAAAACTATGGGATTCTTCGACACCAAGATCGAGACGAAAGTACCGAAAGAGTACCGGCCGGCGCTCAAGCTCCTGACCGAGCGAGCGACCGAAGCGCCGCCCGACTTTCCCGAGCGCCAAGTGGCGGGCATCGACCCGTTGACCGAACTGGCCCAGAAGCTCGTGCAGGGCTACATGCAGGAGGGGCCTTCCCAGGCCTACACCACCGCACTCGACACGGCCACGCAGTTCGCTACGCAGTCTACGGACCCGACCCAGCTACCGGAATACCGCGCCGTCGTTGATCAGATCGCCGACTACGGTCAACTGGAGGCCAACCGGCTCCAGCGGGGTAACATCATGGGCGGGGTCAACTCGGTATCCTCCTCGGCCGGGCGCGACGTCCTGGGCAGAAGCGTGACCGGGACGCAGGAGCGCATGATGGCCGCCGCCGTGCCGTTCCTCCAGCAGGCTCGGGCCGAGAAGCAGCAGGCGATTACCCAACTCCAGAGCCTCGACAGCCAGCGCCAGGGGACGCTCCTGAACCAGGTCCAGGCCGGGACGCGCGTCGGGGACATCCTCAGAGGGATCGAAGGGGCGAAGCTCGAGGCCGAGTACCTCAACAAGATGGACCCGATCACGTTCCGATACGAGACCCAACCGCAACTGGCCGGGATGACGTTCGGCGCTCCGATGGTGGCGACGCAGCAACCGAGCGATTTTGCGAAATACGTTGCTGTAAACGAGACCCTGAGGAATGCCATCCAGGGCGGGATATCTGGCGCATCGAACGCTATGGGCAAGATGCCGGGCATGTAGTCACAAGAAAGGCAGAGACGATGGGCATTACGACAGTAGGGGACGGCAGCAGGGCACTCGGGGAAACCTCTGACCGATTCCAGGCACTCGCCAACCGGATCAGCGAGATCAAGGAGGTTCGCCGCCAACGCGAGATCGATCAGCACGCGATGGGACTGATCCTGCAAGACCCCGATGGGAAAGGCCCGGAGAACGCCGAACGGTTCCTGGTCGAGTCGATGGCGCCGCAGCAGCGGGGCGGGATTCTGGGGTTCGTCGACCGTCTGGTCGGACCCGGGGCCGCGCCGCAACTGTCGCCCCTCCAGCAGCAGGTGATGGCGCGACGGGGCGAGACGGCCCTGCCGACGCCGGGGCAGCAGCGCGAAGCCGCCGCCGAGACGCGCGATGCCGAGATGCATCCCCTCAACAAGCAGAGGATCGAGGCCGATACCAAGCGGCTGGAGGTCGCAGGCGACCGGGATCTGATTGCCTTGCAGCAGACGGACGACCTGCTCAGCGACCTGCTCAGGCATGGGGTCGGACTGTTCGAGGACGACGATATCAAGGGCCTCTACGGTATGCGCACGAAAATCGCCAAGAGGATCGCCGAGCGAGACCAAGCACCGGCCGAGCAGACCGGACCGCCGCACTATGAGCCCGAACCGGGCCAACTGCCTTACCCGACGAAGACCTCAGAACCGAAACGCCCAAGCCTCGCCACAGCGCCCCTGGTGCCGGAACGGTCCCAACCACTGGCCGAGGGAACTGTTATCGAGAACAAAAAAACCGGCGAAAAGAAAGTGATGCGGGGTGGCAAATGGGTTCCAGTGCAGTAGCGAGGATACCAGAGGGTTTCGAGGTTGTCGCCACAGCGCCGCCGACTGTTCCGGAAGGGTTTGACATTATCTCCACCCCAGCCATTCCAGACGGCTTTGACGTTGTTTCTACGCCCCCCGCCGGCCCGCCCGTAGCGCAGTGGCCGGGCATTGCCGAGAGCTTCCTCGGTTCAGGAGTAGCCCCAGAGCCTCAGGAAGCCCCTCGATTCCCCACGAGACGCCTAGAAAGTCCTGGGGTGGACATCTACGGCCCCCAAGACGTTTGGGCCTCACAGCCGGTCTCAGGGCCTCAGACAGGCCGCGTCCCGAGAGACCTTTTCGACCGGGCACTGGCCGAAGCGCAGCCGATCCCCGGCGTTACACGACCCGCCGCCGCGACCCAGACCCAGGGGCCGACCTGGCGGGCCGAAGTCGATAACGCCCTGACGCGGGGCGGCCTGCGCACCGTTGCCTCTGGACCGGGCACGCTGGGCGCGATCGGTAAGAAGATTGCCAGACATCCGATTACCCGCATGATCTACCCACGTGAAGCTCAGGCGACGGACCTTCCGGCCCTGTCCGAGAAGGCTGGATCGGCCCAAGACCTCGCCAAGCTGATCTACGACGAGGCCCAGATGGAATCTTTGCGTCCGCGCAAGGAGGGCGTCTGGGGCTACATCGCCAACACGACATTCGAGACCTTGCCCCTGATGGCAGCAGCTACAGCGGCCGGGGCGACGACGGGCGGGCTCGGTGCCTGGGCCGTGGGCGCCATGGCTGAAGGTGAAGCAGCCTACCAGGAAGCCATCAACGCCGGGGCGTCCGAAGACCTGGCCCAGACGGAGCGTCTGATTGTCGGTACGATCAACGGCTTCATCGAGCGCATGCAGGCCGATGAGGCCCTGAAGATCGGCAAGGGGATAAGCCGCGAGTCGCTGCGGGCCATCAAACAGGCAGCCAGAGACCGCGCCATGGGCAAGCTCGGCCGGGAAGTCGGCAAGGCCAGCCTCGGCCAGGTCGGCAAGGCGGTCAACGAAGGGCTCGAAGAGGCCCTTCAGGAGACGGTGAGCATCGGCGCTGCGACCATGCACGGCGACCGAATCGAACTGGGTAAGGACGTCTCGCGCGTAGGACAGGCGGGCCTCGGTGGTCTGACGGCCGGTGGTTTGCTCGGCTTGGCCGGATCGGTGGGGCAGACGGCAGTAGAGACGGCTACGCAGAAGGCTGAGACGACACCCCCGGAGACCGGACCCAAGACCGACGTCGCCGCGCCCAAGCCGCCCGAGATCGGACCTGGCGGCGCTGGCCTCCAGATCAAGACGCAACTCGAGACCCAACCTTTGCGCGGTGCGGAGGGCATGCGCGATGAATACGGAGTCCAAACCGTCGAGGCCCAGAACCTCCAAGCGGCGCTCGCTGAGGCCGCGAAGCCTGAAGCTCCTGCCCCTCCTGTGGCTCAGGAGACGACGGAGAAGGCGGAACCGCCGCAAGAAGTCCAACCAAAGGCCGACGATGTCCAAGTAGAGGAGGGAGAAGTCCAAGTAGGGAAGCCTGATTTCAAAGAGAGCTTCCCCACCCCCAGCGAAGCGATGACCCGCGAGGGAGCACCAGGGCAACACTACCCTGATCCCAAGGACATTGAGCAGGTCCGTTACAGCCACGAGGAATGGAAGAACGAACTCCAAGGCTACGACAGCAGCATTGCCCATGCCAAGAGCCTCCTGGAGGACATCGAGAAGACGGGCGTCAATCCCGAGACCGGCCGGAAGCTGACAGCGAAGCAGCGCGAGCGAATGCCTGACCAGCTGCGTAGTGAGATCGCCCGGACGACTGACCAGATCGCCGGTCTTCTCGGTGAGTACGAGAACATCTACGGCGAAGAGGCTCGCAAGGCATTTGCCCAATGGGCGGGGGTAGAAGTCCTCGACAAGGCGGGGCTGGCGCCGCCCGCCGCCGAGCAGGCCAAGAAGAAGCCAGCGAAGACGGGCGAGGGACAACAGCAATTCCAGAACATCTTGAAAGTCTCGGCTGATACGCCTGAGCAGTTGCGCGCCGCTGACACCTACCGCGTTTTGGATGAAGCCAACCAGCAAGGCGTCATGGACAAGTTCTACCAGTGGTTGACGAAGCAGGACATCCAGCCACGGACACGGGAGCGGCTGGTTGCCGATTATGCTGAACTCGGTGGCACGCAAGAGGCCGCACCTGGACCCGACTTGCCCGCCTACGAACGCACGACCACCCGAGGCGAAACCGATGACCTTACGAAGCAGGAAGACGAGGCCCTGCAAAAGTTCAAGGAGTCGGAAGCGGAGGCTCAGAAGGCACGCACCGGCATGAAGCGGTCAAAGACCGGCAGCGTCAACTACCAGAAGCGATCTCGCCAATATGTTGACGCCAAGGCGAACGCAGAGAGCTGGCGTAAGAAATACCAGTCGATCCAGAAGCGGCGCAATAAGGCCCAACTGGAAGACGCCTACGAGAATCCCAACAGCGAAGCGCAGCGCCTGGGGGCGCTCTACAATCTCCTGGATAAGAAGGCCGACAAAATCAAAGTCTGGGACCGGCTGGCTCAACTCGTGCAGAAGATGGCAATGGACGCCGGCGCAACGAAGGACCAAGCGGTTCTAATCAAGAACACCGAAGCCCTCAGCGTCACGAACAGCCCTTTGAGCGGATTCTACACCAAAGGCCTGGACGAACACATTGCCAGGAAGGTATGGCGACTCAAACAGGAATGGCTCCAAAAGGAATACGACGACCTCATCGGCGACATCAAGGGGCTCCAGGACCGCGCGCCGTTTCTTCGGCGCACCAAGAATGCGGTCAGCCAGGGGATCGGCCAGAACAGGAGCTTAGCTGAGGTCGAGGAGGAACTACAGGCCATCGTCAACGAGGCCAAGAAACAGGGCCGCCAGGATCTGGCTGAGAGCAAGCGCCGCGACACAGCAGAGGCCGAACGCAAGAAGAAGGGGTTGAGCTTCTGGCAGGACGCAAGTCCGGTCATCTGGCCGTTGAAGACCAAGCCGTTCGATTTGCCCTTCGGCACGAGTCGAGAGAAGGCCGAGACCGAGCTGAGCAAACGGCTCGACCATGAACTGACCGACAAGGAGAAAGCCCTTCTCCACGGAAGCCTCAAATGGACCGATGATAAAGTCGAGGCCGCCAGTGACGAGTTCCTGCTTATGGTGCAGGCGTCAGCGAAGGCGTTCCCATTGCAGGTTCGCAGGATGGCCGCCAAGCAATTACGCGAGCGCTATGGCGTGCAGATTGTCCAGGCAGATAAGACCCCAAAGGCCAAGAAGCCGAAGACGGCCGCCGAGTTGCTCAAGATCATCAAGCCGTCTTCACCGAAGGAGTCGGCCCGGTACGCGATCGTCGGGTTTCACGTCGAACCGAAAGGTCAACTCGTCGTCACCGACGGACGCCGTCTGCTCGTTGTTGACAAGCCGCCCGTCCCGCACGGTATCAAGCCGGGGCTGTACCGTTGGACTGACCCAGGAAGGAAGGGAGCCGTCCAGTACGCAGAGGGTGAGGGCAGATTCCCGAAATGGACGGACATCGTCCCCGACGTCGAGAACGCAACGCATCACTTCACGATTGACGACGTGGGGCGCGTCGCTGCGAACATCCGGGCGACGGAGAAAGCGGCTGTCTTCGACAAGAAGAAAGACGACATCTCCGGGGTAGTCATCCGTGAACCGGAGGGCAATGTCGGTAGCGTGAACCCGCAACTCCTGGCCGATGGCCTGGAGGCTCTGCACAAGCTGGGGGCCGAGAAGGTGGAGGTCTTCCTTGATAGCAGCCGGGAACTGGCCCCCGTCCTGATGATCGGCAAGAAGGGCAGAAGCGTCCTGGGTCGCTATGTCGTCATGCCCATCAAGGGCGTTCCGAAGACAGGGCAGATCGAGTTTGACCAGATGTTGCTTGGTGTTCGGAAAGCCGAGCCGAAGAAGGCCCCCAAGGCCACGGGCGGCAAGGCCGGTTTCCCCGGCACCGACAGCGCCGCACGGATCGGCGTCTCGATGGAGCCCAAGGGCAAGGTTACGACCGCCCGCGAGATCATCGACTACGCCAAGCGGGCCTTCAACATCACCATGCGCGGCAAGGCCACTCACAAGATGCGGACCTATGCCGGTTGGTACGATGCTCACGCGGTCGGCATTCGCCTGAAGGACGTGCGCAGCCTGACCACGGCCATGCACGAGATCGGGCACTACCTCGACTGGCACACCAACGACCGTTGGTCGAAGAAGCCGGGTTCGAAGGCCATTGCCGATGAACTTATGGCGATGGGCAAGGCCCTCTATGCCGACAGGAAGCCGCCAGGCGGTTACAAGTCCGAAGGGTGGGCCGAGTTCACGCGCGAGTATCTGACCGGCGAGGAGGCCCAACAGAAGGCCCCGAACCTCTACGAGTGGTTCACCGAGACCTACCTCGAGGAGAACCCCGACGTCGCCAAGAAGCTGGCCCGGACCAAGAAGATGATCTCGGCCTGGCGGTTCCAGGGCGCTGAGGCCCGCGTCGAATCGCAGATCAACCGCAAGCCGATCAAGGGGACGATCTGGGAGCGGATCACCCATCGGATGCTCTGGCTCGATACGATGTTCCGCGACGAGCTGGCCCCGTTGCGCGTGCGACTGAAACAGGCGGGCGTCAAGAGCCTCAAGCCGTCCGACGATCCCGTCGCTCTGTCCGTCGCGTTCGCCGACAAGCCGGCGGCCAAGGCCCGGCACTTCGTCATGGAGTACACGACCGACCTGGCGGGCAACCGGAACGGCAAGGGGCTCCGCGAAATCCTCGAACCCGTGCGTAAGGACATCAAGACGTTCACGCGATGGATCGTCGCCAAGCGCGCCCTCTGGCTCTGGAAGCGGGGGATCAACCCGGGCATGATGAAGGGCGACGTCCAGTACGTATACGACAAGTACAAGAGCGACCAGTGGGAACAGACCGCCACCGAGATCACCGAATGGAATCACCGCCTGCTCGACTACCTGCACGAATCCGGCGCGATCGAGACCGAAGCGCTCAAGAAGATCAAGAAACTCAACCCGGTCTACGTTCCGTTCATGCGGGCCTTTGCCGAGGGCGAGGTCCAGAAGTCCAGCGGGACGGGCAAGGGGATCGCCAAGGTCGGCAAGGCGGTCAAGGCCATCAAGGGATCAGGCCGAGAGATCATGGACCCGTTCGAGACGATGATCCAGCAGGCCGAACGCATCTTCTCGACGGCCCACAAGTCGATGGTCGCGCGATCGCTGGCGAAACTGGCGACGCGCAAGGGCATGGGAAGCGTCATCTGGAAGGTTCCGGCCCCGACCAAGGCGATGCAGTTCAGCGCCGAGCAACTCAAGAGGGATATCATCAAGATCGCCCACAAGCGGCTGGGCCTGGATGCCGACGTTATCAGTTCCGGCATGATGGAGGAGTGGGACGAAATCCTGACCGTCTACTCCAACGCCTCGCAATACTACGGCAAGGACAACATCGTCACGCTGGTCGTGGACGGCAAGCGCCAGTTCTACGAGGTGGACCCGGACGTGTACCGCGTCCTGGAGGGCCTGGATCAGTATAGTCTGCCCTGGTTCCTGTCGATCACCTTCGGCAAGGCCACGCGAGCGCTGCGACTGGGCGCCACGGGCCTGAACGCCTCGTTCGGCCTGGTGCGCAACTTCGTCCGCGATGCCATGACCTTCACCGTTCTCGCCAAGCACGCCAAGGCCGGGCCACTCTCGGCGACGGCGGGAGTGGTCAAGGACGTCGCCCGCACCGAAGCGGCCCAACGGTTCAAGGCGATGGGCGGCAAGATGTCGGCCCAGATCCTCCACGACCGCAAGGCCACGCAGAACCTACGGGCCGAAGTGGTCGAACCCTTCGTAATCCGCACGGCCCTACACCCCATCGATGCCATGCGCGAGTTGTTCGGCGTCACCGAGGCCGGGGTCCGCATTGCGGAGTTCGACGCGGCCCTGAAGGACGGAGAGGCCCGATTCGGGGCCGGATCGCTCGACGCATCGATCTACGCTCTGAACCAGGCCCAGGACGTGACGACGAACTTCACACGCCACGGGCGCATCGCCAAGATACTGAACCAACTGATCCCGTTCTTCAATGCGGGCATTCAGGGGCCGGACAAGATCCTCCGCACGTTCCGCGAACGGCCGATCCGCACGACGCTGACAGCCCTGGCCGCCCTGACGGTCCCGGCGATACTGCTCTGGTGGCGCAACAAAGACGAGGAATGGTACAAGCGACTCGATCCGCGTGAGAAGGCGCGATATCTCCACTTCCGCGTTCCGGGCACTCACACGATTGTCCGTATCCCGATCCCCTTCGAACTGGGTCACTGGTTCCAGTCGATCCCGGTCGCGGCCCTCGATGCCAAGTACAACGACGACCCCGAGGAGGTCAAACGCATCTTCACCGAGGCCGCGAGAGACGCCAACCCCGCCGACTGGCCGGCTCTGGTCGGTCCCGTGATCGACGTTATGACCAACAAGGACTGGGCGGGCAACCCCATCGTCACGCAATCGATGGCCCGGAAGCTACCGGAAGACCAGTACAAGCCCTGGACCACGCAGCTCATGCGGAAGGTCGGTAAGACGCTCGACGTCTCGCCCGCCAAGACCGAATACGTCGTCAACAGCTACACGGGCGGGCTCTACGGCCGCGCCGCCCGCACGGTTGAACTGGGGATCAACGGACCGGAGACGCCTTCAGACTGGCCGGTGATCGGCACGCTGTTCATGCGGGAGCCCCATCGGCCCAGTAAGCAGATCGAAGCGTTCTACGAGCAACTGGAGAACCTGAGCGAGAAAGACGCCTCGGGTAAGGCCAGCGGACGCGAGCGGTCCCAACTGAAGCAACTGCGATTTATCCAGCGGAAGCTGTCGCCGTACTGGAAGCGGCTTCGCGCCGAGAACATCACCGACGCGGAACGGAAGAAGGTCTACGCCGGGATCGAGCGATGGCTCAAGGTCGCTGAGAAGATCAACAAACGCATGGCGGGACGGACACCATAATCGAGACAGGGGAGCGCAAGGATGCTACAGATCATCGCACAGGGAGCAACCGAGACAGTCACCAACGACGGAGGCCAGAACCTCGTGTACATCGTGGCCGGGATCATACTGGCCCTGACCGGGGGCGGTGGCATTGCCGGCGGGGCGGTCATCCAGAAGAAGCGGAGTAACGGGAACGGGTTCTCTCAGTCGCGTTGTGACGAGCGCCACGCCCGCATCGAGGCCGACCGCCAGGAGTTCAAACAGGACGTTCGAGACCTGCACGGCAAGGTCGAGGGCATGGCAACCGACATCAACAAGAAACTGGACCGCCTTATCGAGCATCAGATGGGGCAGTAGGCGGAAAGGGTGTTCCCGGCTTGCACGGCAGCGCGTTGCCATGCCAACGGAAATACAACTGCCCCGTGACCGTATCGACCGTGTAGATGTGATTGTCCCACGCCG